TCGGCAAATGTCATGGCCGCCTGTGCGATGGCCAGCAACTCTTGCAAGTGGCTGTTAAATTCAAACACGTTGAAGGCCTTGCCCACATCTTCGGTGTCGTCCTTTGCCAGCCAGATCTTGTTGGGGGTGATCTCGTAGCTTCCGTTCTGAGGAATGATCATGCCCTTGCGCATGACCACCTGGCCGCCAAGCGAGGTGCGGCCGTTGTCCATAACCTGACGCCAAGCAGAGTTGACCACGCGCTGTTGGTGCTCAAGCTCGTCGCACAGGCCAAAGCCCTGTGGCATGTCGTCGGCCTTGCGCCAGCACCACACGTCAACCGGCAAAGACTTGTCCTCAACCCATGACTCCATGGCGCCGATGACTTTGTCGTTGATCATGATCAGCACGCCGAAGTCGACATCGGTCAACGGGTCGGCGTTCGTGCGCATGGTCAACAATTCCATCTCATCAGGCTCAATCTCGCCGTGGTAGGTCCACATCTCGTAGCTGTCTTCCTTGATCACGTCACGCATAACGCGACCCTCAGCCACACGGATGCGGTTGGGTGGCGAGCGCAGCACTTCGCGAATTGCATCAGCGTCGTAGCCAGGAATGCCAACAAGGCGTCGAACTTCCTTGCGAGTTACGTCGCGACGGATAAAGAATCCACGGCCACGCTGGTGGTCGTTACCGCAGGCTGGATCAAAGAACACGTTCCACGGGTCAAGAGACTCAGACGCTGGGACGATTGATTCATTGATCTGAAGCACTTGTCTGTTATCAGGCTGGGGTAGCCACACCTTGCTGCTTTGACGGGCTGGAAAGGGGCCGTGCATGATGCCTGTGCCCAATCGCACGGCGTTGTCGATCAGCTTGCGACTCTCACCGTTAAAGCTGCACTCGGTCAGACTGTCGTCGATGGATTTCTCCATACCTTCAGACGACTTCTTGGCGGCCTCAACCACGACCTGCGCCTCTTGGTTTGCCGTCATTCCGGTAGGTTCACCAGTTTGTGGGTTGACTGTCTGGCGCTCGTCACCCATCATGGACGCCACCTCTGGCACTGGGGTAGGCTTGATGCCCCAGTTCTTGTCGTCGGTTGGAAACAGGATCTCACACATGCGGGCGATGGCTTGGTCAACCTTTGGGCGAACGATGTTGACCACCACTCGTGAGCGGTTGCCGTCTGTCACCTTGCGCGCGGGCGGGCCGTTACGTAACGTGTTCTCAAACTCACCGGTCGTGGTGTTGTGCTCACCCCAGTAGAGCTGAGCGGCGCGGCGCCAGCGCTTCTCGACGTTGCTTGTGGCGCGGTGCTGCACCCACTTGTCTCGAAGTTGGGAGAACATGCCGTGCAGCTTCTCAACCTCTTGCTTGTTGCGCTGGTCGTACTGCTCTTGAGTCATGATGTCGTTGCCATCAATGACCGCGAGGTGTTGTTTGTTTTCGTCGGGGTTGTGCATGGTTTACCTCAATAGCCAGTAACAGAATCCAAGGCTTCCCACGCATGGTGCTGCCCAGTTGGAACAACCCAATCGTCTTTCTTCTCGACTGGGTAAGCGAATGTCAGGGCCAAGCTATCAGCCCTGTCTGGTGATTTGATGCCGCGCTTCTTAGCGTCTTGCTTGCTCTCAAGCAAAAGCTCGCCACCTTTGTAGCCGTACTGAAGGGCGGTCAAATCGGTGATCAGCGCATTATCGTTTGGAATTGACGCGCCAGCCTTGAGCCACTCACGCATCTCGCGCCACATGTGCGCACGTAGGTTGTAGCTCTTGCCGTCGCTCATGCGAAGCGAGCTGTTGACGTCCACCACGATGTCGCCGAAGTCGCGGCGCAGGATGTCGGCCACGCCAGAGCCAATGCCGATGGTGTCGACAGCAATCTGCTGGATGTCTCCAAGCTGTTCGCGATAGATTTCCTTCGCGCGACCCGCAACGTCTACGACGTCAGCACCACGGAAGTTGATTTGGCGCAGCAGTACGCGGCCTTGTCGCAGGCTGATTGAGCTGCCGTCGTCACCAAAGCGAGCGACGTCAATCCCCATGATGATGTGGCCGTAGGGCATGACGTCCATTGGACCTTTTCGCGACGCGGCCGTGACCAACTCGCCAGAGATGAATGCGTTGGCCACCGAAGCGGTGTAGCTGCGATCAACTTCTTGCGCGAGCACCACGGGGTCGAGCGTGTCCTTCTGCTTCTCGTACCACGCGTCGTCTTTGCGTGGGTCGTCACGCCAATCGAAGACAAACTTCTTGGTCTTGCCGTCGTGGGCGCGTCGATAGAACGGGTTGCCCGCGCCGTTTGGTGTGGACACGTACAGTCGACAGTTGGATGTTTGGGACAGCGCGGCGTCGGCGGACTCTGGGTGCTCCAAGAATGCGGCCTCGTCCACGAAGTAGATCGATGTGCGGTTACCACGGCCGATGTTATCGCCAGCTTCGCCAGTGATGAATGACCCATTCTCAGGGTTTTGAATCTTCATGAACGGCGCGTGCTTCGCGGCGTCCCAACTGTCGGGTTGGAACTCGGCGGGCAGTAGGTTGATGAACTCTCGCACCTTCCAAAACAGCGACGCTGGGTTGCCGATTTGGTCGACGTAGCTTTCCTTGCGCGAGCCGAAGCCCACCACTGTGCCAGTCTTGAACAGCATCATCCATGCGGCAAAGCCCACAGTGAGCCAACTCAGGCCCATGTCTCGAGACTTCTCGACTAGGCCGTCCTCGCGGCTCATCCAACGCTGCAGCAGCCAATCAATGAACTCGCGCTGCTTGGGGAACAAGATGAACGGCACGACGGTGCGCAGGCCGCGTTCGGCCAAGCGTGGGTCGAACGTCATGCCCCAATCGTTGATGAAGTCGGCAGGGTTGCCAGCGTAGTAGTCCTTGAGTCGATGCACGATCTCAGGCTGCGCACGCATGCGCTCAAGGCGCTCCACGCGGGTCTTGAAAACCTCTTCGTAGTTTGGATTGATCCAATCGAAGTTGTCCATCAGATACCCTTGACCATGCGCTCGTAGGCTTGCTCTGCGGTGAGTGTGAGGTCAGCCTTGACCTCGATGGCGCCACCGTTCTTGCCTGTCAGCTCGAGCTTTGACTTGTCGCCATAGTCCATGACGTTGAGCTTGGCCGCCACCTTGAGGTTGGTGTCCACGGCAACGCGAAAGCCTGCGGCGTCACCAATGGCTGCGGCGCTGCGACCGTAGTCGATGGCAGCGTCAACCAAGTTGTGAGCACGCAAAGCGCCGATCTTGGCGTAGGTTTCTTTGGTGGTCTCGTGCTCCATGAGGATGGCGCGCAGCTTCCAACCAGCGACCTTGAAGTCGAGCGTGTCGGCAATTGCCTGGAAAGATTCACCCCACACATAGCGATCAAAGACATCATCAGCCACAGCGAGAACCTGCTCACGCAAGACCTCAGCGGCGTCGCGCTCTGGCTTGCGATGCAAGGCCACCGTCTCTGGAACGTACTTGCGCTTGGGTTTCTTTTCGGGTGTGTCTGTCATATCACTTGGCGTGGCGACGAGCTTCGCTCATGGCGATGGCTTTGGCCTGTGCTGGGTTCTTGACCATGGGGCCGCCTTTACCTGAGTGCAGTTGGCCTTTGGCGAACTCTCGCATGACGATGCCAACTTTCTTCTGTTGGGCGGGGGTTTGCTTGTTCATTGTGACGTCTCCACAAGGGTGAATGACACCCCTAGCCATTCCCATCTAGCGGGAGACGGACGTTCGACAGGGTGGCAGGGGGTCAATAAAAACTAAAAAGCCCGCACTAGGCGGGCTGATTTTGGAGACACTGCTCCGAGGCGCACTATATCACCGCTGGTCGAGCACGTCAACGGCGTCTAGCTGAATGCGCTTTAGGCCCATGCGAGTCTCGAGTGCAAGGTGGCGCACGGCCGCCTCGATCGTCTCTTGGTGGCTAGTGAAGCCCCACTGCTTGCGAAGGTAGAGCAGGGCCGCCGTGGCCTCGGTATGGGCTGAGAAGTGCACAGCCACTGCGCGGCTGGCCTGCTTCGCGCGCCACCGCTTCTGGCGCTCAGCGTTCGTCAGTGGCGCTGGCTTGTCCAGCTTCAGCTTGTCGATGTTCACTTGTCTGCTCCTGTTGTGCTTGCTCGTCGCGTCGTATGTACCAAGGCTTCTTTACCCCGAACACTCGCTCGAGGTTGGTCCTGTACTCGTCGGTGGCTGCCTTGCTCACGAGTGAGTCGCCGGTGATGTCGTTGCGGCTCACTTGGAATCTCCCTTGACGCATGGGTTTGGATGTTGATTGCTCAGAGTCCAAGTGTCATCGTTTATTCTGAAGTAAACATGGCCATCAACGCACTTGTAGTCCATGCACCCGCCAAGCAGTAGTGCCGTGGCGATGATTAAATATTTCATGATTTATCCTCATCTGATTTTCTCAAGTATGCACCACACCGCGTGCATCGATAGCACGGAAATGGGTATGCTGCATCGGGTATCCATCTGTGTTTGCATGTCATGTGTTCTTCTCCTTGAGTTTGGCTTCTACTCGCTTCATTAACTCCCAGTCTGAATCTGTGCTTTCCCACAATTCGTTTGCTTCCTCAACCGTCAGCCCAACCCATGTGCGTTGTTGTGGATGGAACTGCGAATAAAAAACGCACCTTGTGCCGTCAGGTAACACATACATGGCAATTACATGAGCGCCCTCGGGTGTCATGTCTACGCCGATCTCAACACCTAAAGTCATGTCTTACTCCTTAATGCCGTGGGCGGCGTTCAGCACAAACTGAACATCAAGGACGACTTCTTCGCCGTGATATTTCCAGTGATCTTCGGCCTCCACATTGCACATCACAGCCATGCGGTCGCTGAACAGTCGGGCAACCTTTCGCACCTGCTCATCCGTCAGCGGCTTGCGTTGTTGTGGTGGCGGGTTGTTTAGTATGGCAGTCACAAAATCCACTGCCGCCTGCTCATTTGGGCCAAGTAGCTTTTCCTCGCGTTTGAATCTCTCCATGAAATACATTGCGCGATGCGCTGTCATCTTCGCCACAGGCTCACCCTGCTCTTGCTTGGGCAAGTCCTTCAATGGGACTAGGAAAGTTGCCACATCTTCGATGCGACCTGTGATTTCGTAAAGGCATTTGTATTTCGTCATAGCTTCTCCTCGATCTCATTCAATGAAACGACCACACGAAGCGCGTCCCAAGCCAGCACCTGCATGTAATCCTTGTGGATGAGTCCATCAGCGATCTGCACCCATATCACAATCATTATACCCAGCACTGCGAGCTTCCACAGCAGCGTTCCGATTGCCTGCGCGACTTTCAACTTGTCTTTGTACGTCATCAGTGACTCCATGGTGGTGGTGTGACCCACACTGTTTTTGGTTTGTTGTCTGTTGGCGCAGGGTCTTGCGTCTCTGCCAACTTCGCGGCCATCTCAGCCTTGCGCTTGGCGTATCGCTTTCTCTCGCGGTACTGCGCGTCATACAAACGACGCTCGACAGCTGCGGACTTAGGGCGCATGGCGTCAGGCGGTACGTGAGCCACGTTCCACACAGCGAGCCATCCTCGACCTGTCTTTGTGCGATCCCATCGCTCGATGTATGTGTCTGGCATTTGGCCCAGCATCACGCGAACGTAATCGGCATCAAGGCCAAGAGTGTCAGCAATCAGCTGCGCACTCATTCCCTCGCCCTTGTCGCGCAGTAGGCCGCGAATGCGACCAGTCTTGGCGTGCTTGTTAGGTGTCATGCGCTCAACTCTTTCACGCGACCATCGCGGTACTCGAGGCGATCACCGAAGCGACTGGGGATGTCCTCGTGCTCTTGCGAGCCTGCGCGCACAGGAACCCAACCAACGACGAGCGGGTTGCTGCGTTGGTCGACAGTTGAGTTGGTGAGTGTGCGTGGGCCAACGATTTGGCCGCCTTCGATTTGTGGTGTGATCATGGTCGTCTCCAAGATGCAACGCGAAATTGCGTTACGCGATTGTATAACAGATGTGAACGTTAGCCGAGGGTTTCGTCGATATATTTCGCAAGCATTTGCCCAGCCTCTAGGACCAACTCGCGGTCGTTGTCTTTGGGTAGTAAGTCCTTGCGGGTCCACTGCCTGAACTCACGACTGAGCGCACGCCAATGATCTTGGTGCGTGGTCTTGAGCCAATCAACTGCAGCAGTCATGGCGCGAAGCTCTGCGCTGCTGTAGCCCTCGACGTCCTCGACCTCGGCAGCAAACGCCGTGGTCTTGGCAAACATGGGTGACACGTGAGGGAATCCGAGGTCGCCTTGGGCGTCGCTCCAATCCTTGGCCGCCCACATGCTGAGCAGCTCACCGCACCAATCAGGTTGAATTCGAATCATTGCTCACCTCGCTTGAGTTTGGGCAGTGGCGCCCAATGTGTGTAGAACGTGTCCTTGCCGTGGTATTGGCCGTACATGGCCACGCCACCGCCGCCTAGCAGCTGCACCTTGACGCCGCGCGGGCAGGTGCTGATCGGTTGCCAAAAGTAGTTGTGGTCCACGGCCGCTGCGCCTGTGCTGTCGATCTGCGATGTCATGCTTCACCTCTTACTAGGATTACTTTGGCAACGTATTCCAATTCTGGAAACGGCGTAATATCTAAACGGCTGTTTGGCGCTCTAGAAAAAGCCATCCAAGATTCTTGGACTAGCTTTGCACACGCCTCACGCTCTTTAGCTGCTACCAGTTTGGCAAAGGCTTCAAGTTCAAGTTTGCAATCGCCATAACGATGGTTGGTATAAAAAGAATCTCCATGGCTTAGAAATCCAGCCTGTCTAGCCATCTCAATGATTTCATCTTGTGTCATACGCGTCCGCTCCCAATTGCAAACATGCAGCCAATGCTGACAGCCAAAACGAGCAGCGAAGCGACTCGCTTAGCCACTTGCATGCGCTCAGCCTTGCGCCTGTCAGCCGCGATGCACTCATCAACGTATCGCTTGTACAGCTCAGTGATTTCCTTGGGTGCACCGTAGCAAAGGAACTCACGCATCTTCAGCGCGAACTCCTCGCGCATGCTGTCGTTGATTGCCTTCTCAAGTGCTCGTTTGTTGATCATGGTTTCTTTCCTTTGCATTCATGGTTGTACGCTTTGACTCTGTCGTTGATGATGTCTGGCCAAATGCGCTCGCAGCGTTTGCAGCGATACGCGAGAGAGACGCCCACCTTGCGCGTGGGTCCGCCGGTGTAGGTCTTGATGGTTTCAATCACGACTCACCCCACAGGAACAAAAAGAACCACGACATCTCGTCCCATGACTTCAATCGTTTGTCGGATGGTAGAAACGGGATGTTGTTGATGTGCAGCTTGTGCGCTCTTACTGCCAAGCTGAAGCAGGCGCTCTTGTTCATTGCTGACCCCTTGCGCGGATTGCGGCGGCGAGCTTGCGAAAGTCTCGAATGATTGAACGGCACTGTTCAATCACCTTATTGGCTTCAGCATCGGGCTCACCAAGCATCGGTGTGTAGGCCTCAATCAGCGCCTCTTGGTCACGAATTGCGTACTGAGCCATGCGCAAGGTGACTTCGCTCACTGTGCCGTTCTCGTAGCGTGTTCTCATTGCTCACCCCTTGCTCGAATGTCGGCAATCTCACGCACGTAGTCCTCAAATGGGTCTTCGTTCTTCATGGCCCAACCCTTCTTTGCCGCTTCCTTGACCATGGCCTCGCGCTCCATCACGCGGCCAGCTTCGAAGCTCTCAGCATTGGCCAAAAACTTCATCGGCGGGCTTGCTCGCAGGTGCAGGCTTTCTGTCATGGCTTTGAGCAGCGCATCTAGCTGAGCACGCATAGCAGCCAGTTCGTTGGCCGATTGATCTCTCGCAGCCTTGTAGCCAGCCTCGTAGCCGAAACGGTGGTGGTTCGCAAACTCCTGCTCCATCACATAAGTTGGAATTTGAATCTTCATGGCAGCCCCCTTGCTCGGATTAAATCGCCACAGTTAGCTTCGTCATCATGGAAGCCGTCACCAATTTGCGCACACGCCTCGCGCTCCTCAGCTCGAGCCTGCTGCATTGAATGAAACACCATGGCCCGCAGCTCGCGATCCAACTTGATGGCGTCGTCATTCGAGATGGCGATGCCGAAGTGCTT